GGAGAGCACCGGGGAGCGCTCGTAGGTCACCGGATAGATCCAGCTCTTGGCGTTGCGCTCGTTGTAGGGCTCCTCGACGATCGGGTGGCTTTCCAGGGTGTAGGTGTAGCCGAAGGACGGCTCCGCCCGGGAACTCACCTGCTCGGGCACGTAGGCCAGCACGGCCGCATTGCCCCAGGCGTCCACCATCTGGTCGCTGCCCTCGTTCATGTACACCGCCTCGCCGATCACGATGCGGCGCAGGTTGAACAGCCGGGCCAGCATCTCGACGGTGATGGAATCGCTGGAGGTGTACTTGAAGCGCTCCAGGATCTTCGGGTGCTCGGCCAGGGCGTTGAAGCCCGCCGCCGGGATCTCCAGCGTGTTGGGCCGGATGCCGACGATGGAGCGCACCGCCTCGCGGTACTCGCGGATCTGCTTGGCCGGGTCCGAGTTGGGGTCGGTCCACTGATCGGTACCGGCGAGCGTCACCTTGTTGTTGGCGCTGTAGTTCGCGGCGTTGGTGGCGATCTCGGCCTGCTCGATCTCCAGCGAGAGCGACATGATGTTCATGGTCTCGTTGGTCGCCTGGGTGCCCAGGTCGATGCCGGGCACCTGGTTGGCGTCCTGCATGTGCTCCCAGGGCACTTGGCCTTCCAGGGCGTCCTGCACCAGGGCAAAGGGCTTGCCCTCGTAGCCGAACTGCACCCGCTTGGTGTTGGAGCCTGGAGCGCGGCGCGTCTTGTAACGCTTGAAGCTCTCGCGGCCAAACTCGATGATCTGTCCGCCGCGCTGCTTGACTGGCACGCGGGGGAACAGGGCGAAGCCCACGCGCTCGGGGTGTTGGTAACCCTGGGCGACGTTGGACAGAATCGGGTCGATCACCCGGACCTGCTGGTTATTCATAGGCATGGTTTAACGTCTCCTTAATTCGCGTTTACGCGCCGCTTACTTGACCAGCAGCACTTCGATGAACTCACCGGCGCCGGCCGCCGAATCCAGGGTGTGGGCGGCCACCACCTCACCGCCCACGGCGGGGTTGACGATGGCCATGCCGTTGGCGTCGGACACCACGTCGTCACCCACGCTGATCGCGCCGGCGGTCTCCACCACCGTGGTGCCCAGGGCATCGACGGACAGATCCTTGCCGTCGGTGGCGTCGAAGGTGGCGACCCCCAGGGCCTTGCCACCGGAGGCGGCAACCTGGGCGCCGTCGTAGCCCACAAAGCGGTGGGCGGTGACTGCACCGGCGGCGATCACGGTCAGGGTCAAAAGCGGAATTTTCTGGCTCATACGGCACCTCCTCGCTGGACGGCACGCACGGCCGTCACGTAGTCACACGTGTTGCGCTCCTGGTAAGCGAGCGCCTGGCGGTGCAGTCGCACCTTGTCCGGGTCGGCCTGGTAGCCGTCCGGGGTCTCGAAGCTCGTGGTGTCCTGGTCGTCGGCGTTGCCGGCGGCCCGTTCGCTGTAGTCAACGGCCTGGGGCAGCTCCTTCAGGAACCCCTCCAGGAAGGCCCGGCCGGTGGTCTTCACCTTGTCGTTGCCCTCGCCGAACTCCAGCGCGCCCTCGGCGTCCTGGTTGGCCATGAATGCCACCAGGCCGTCGCGGTGCTTGGGCAGCACGCGGCCTCCGGTCACCAGTTGGTCGACCATCTTGGCGCTGGTCTCGGCCTGCTGTTGGCGGGTGCGCTCGGCGAACTCCGCCTCCTGTTGCTTGATGCGGTTCTCCCGCGCCTCGATCTCCTGGCGCTGGCGCTCCAGATCTTGTTTATCCACGTCGTTCACCTCCTGGGTGGTTTGCGGTTTCGGTTTCGCGGGCGTTGCGGCCTCGCTGTAGGCGGGTGAGTCGGGCGCCTCCAGGTGCTCGATCTCAAAGTCGGGTAACACCCGATCGGCGACCTCCAGCCCCTTCTCGCCGATCAGGTGATCGCGCAGCGCCCGGAACAGCCGCTGCACCATCCCGGCGCGGACCTCGCCGAACTCCAACTCCACCACATCGGTGTCGCCGTCGGCGAACTCGATCTGTTTCAGGCCCTTGATGGCCGGCGGCTGGGCACCCAGAAAGCCCACATGGCGCAGGTAGTAAACGCCGGGCTTGGGGTTGGCGGGGGAATCGGGGCGGTAGAAGCTCGCGGACACCTTCTTGAAGCGGCCGGCTTCCACCAGCTCGGCGAACTGCGGCTCCACCTGGTCAGGCTCGGCCTCCAGGCTCTCGCCATAGCTCAGCGACTTGACCCAGCCATAGGCCGGGTGGTCATGACTGGGGTGGCCCACAACGATGGGCGCTTCATGGAGCGCCGGGTCGTAGGCTTGGGCGGATGCGCGCAGCTCCGCCTCGGTAAAACCGATGGTCTCGCCGGACATCGCTGTGTGCTTGCCCGACCGGAAAATTTCGATTCGCTGCATAGCGGCCTCCCGTGATCGTGGAGGCCAGTATCAGGGGTGGCGCCAACGCCTATAAGGTGTAGGGCTTCAGCAGTCAGGAGGGGGTGGCGGGGTGCCGGGAAAGGGGCGCGTATGCGCGCGAACTATGTAATCACCAGACGAAGCTGCTGGCAAGTTGTTTAAGACCCGTTTAACGGCTCGCAGGCTGGTTTAAAAACTTTTGGGCGGGCCTACGTTGCGCCCCGCCCGTGCATCGCCTATCAGGGGCCTTACAGAGCGTTCCCGCTATCGGGCCGTTTCGGGCAATGTGTGCCGGGTCAGGATGGCGTCGATCGCCTGGCGGTCATCCTCGGACAGACCCAGGTATGGACGCGCCGGAATCTTCACCTGCTTGACCAGGGCGAAGGCGCCGCCGGGGCTGCCGATCGCCAGGGCCGGCGCACGCTTGGCCCTTATGGTACCGCCCAGCTGGTGGATGGCTCCATAGATCTTGTTGGTTCCTTGCTCCAGGGAGTTGCTGCCCACCTGGTAGTGGATAGAACCGCGCAAGCCGGGGCCGCCGCTCTCGGTCAGGATCTTGTCGTTGCGTTTGTTGGCCAGGGTGAACGGTGATAGCGGCTCCCAGGGCTGACCCTCGGGGTCGGTCTCGGTGCGGAAGCGCTCCTCCACCGAGCCCTGCAGGTGCTCGCCGATCTCCAGCAGCGCCGGGCGCAGACTGCCCATGTTGCGCGCGATCCGCTCCAGCACCTCGCTGGTGACCTCGTCGCGGATCTGCGTGTTCAGCTCAATGCCAGCCATCGTCTACTCCAGATCATCAGGGTCTTGGCGCAGCGCCGCGCGGATCTCGCCCATCATCGCCGTGCCCAGCACGTCCGGCAGCTTGCCGCGCTTGCGCTCCACCGTGGCGCGGGTCCGTTCGGCGATGCTGCGCCCCGGCGGGTAGCTCCAGCCCGGGTCGACACCCACCGGTACATCCTCCTGGCGCGCGCCGGTCGGGTCCTGCCAGGGCTCGCGTTGAACCGTCGGGGCATTGTCCGGGGCAGCCTTGCCCAGGCGCTTCAAGTCATCCGGCCCCACCGCCACCACCTTGCAGCTGCAGCCCCAGCCGTTGGGCGGGTAATGCTCGTTCCACCAGGGATCGTCAGCGCGCAACACCAGGCCATCCCAGCTCAGGTGCTCGGGGCGCGGGTCGGCACTGCCGCCGTGCAGGTAGCGCCAATACGGGCGCACCCGCAGCAGGTCGGGGTCGGTCAGCTGGGCATGGCGGCCGGCGGCGTAGGCGGTGCGCAGGTTGGTCTCGTAGATCACCCGCGTGCGCCAGCCCCGGCCGCCGCGATACTCCCAGCCGGTGCGCTCCACCGCCTCGTCGAAACGCTCGCGGAACTGTGCCAGGGTGGTGCCCTCGCTGATCGCCTGGTCCACGGCGTTGCGCAGATCGTTCAGCAGATCCGCCTTGGCCGCGCCTGCCACCATGAAGGCGCTGTCGTGGGACTGCTTCCACACATCGGTCCAGCGCTCGGTGGGCACGTTCGCCTTATTGCGAAAAAACGCGATCGCCTCCTCGAACGGCAGGTCCTTGTACTCGACGGCCATTACTCGCCCTCGCTCACATCAGCCCGGCCGGACAGCTCGGCGGTGGCGATTGCCTTCTGCATGACCTTCGCCAGCTGCTCGCTGGGCATCTCCTCGTACAGCTCCAGCATGCCGTCGCGCAGCTCCTCCATGGTGGCGGCGCTTTCCACCAGGCGACGCACCGGCTCCATCATCTCGCCCCAGCCCGGCCCGGCCTCACGTTCCAGCTGATCGGCCAGACGATCGCTGCGGCGCTTGGCGCTCTCGTCGTCACGTTCGGCGAAGCCCACCGGGCGGCCGCCACCTGGTGGCGGGGGTGGGCGGTTGTCCACTTCCCAGCCCTCGCCATAGGTCTCGGTGATGTAGCGCAGCGTGGGCTTGTAGCCCAGGCGGGCGACGCGCTCATCGCGCAGCGCCTTGCGTGCCAGGTCGTCCGTCTGATCCATCTGGCGCCACATGCGCGGGGCGCGGGCGTTGGGGTAGTTCCACTCGGTCAGCCACTTGGCCACCGACTGGTTGAAGCTCTCGCACACCACATCGGCGTCCGCCTTCACGATGTCATCGCGCACCGTGTTGGCCATGTCCTCGCCACCCAGGCGGCCGGGCGCGCTCTCGCTGGAGCCCGTGTGTCCCAGGATCACCTTGGCGATCGCCCGGTCCATGCGGTCATACAGCGACGTGTAATCGCCGGTACCGGAGCGGGCCGCCTCGATCAGCTCGATCTGCATGCCCTCGGGCACAATCACCCCGGAGTCGCTGTGCACCGCTTGCAGGGCCTGCAGCAGACGCTGCTTTTGGGCCTCGGTGCTGGACGGCGGAAAGGTGCCCTTGGCCGTGGGCTGGCCGAACTTGTCCAGGAACGTCAGCCACAGGCGCAGGCCGTTGCGCTTGAAGAACACCGGCCAGTACAGCCAGTGGCCCAGGCCCTGGCCATAGGGTTCGTCGTCGTGGTCGGCGCCGGTGCTGAACGTCCAAAACTTGCGATCGGGCAGCAGCTCGCCGCTGGGGTCGCTCGATGTCAGCAGGCGCAGCCGGCCCGCACCGTCGAAGCGAAAGCGGCGGCGGTTGCGCACCTTCAGGTCGTCCAGGGTGACGTGGCGGCCGTCCCGACCCCACAGACACTCGGCCACCGCGTAGCCGTAGAACACGCCGTACAGCATATTGCCAGTGGCCCGGTCGAAGCGGATGGCCTGCAGCTGCTCGCGCAGGAAGTCGGCGGCGGCCTTGTCCTGGCGGCCGGTGCCGCCGGGCTCCACCTCCCAACTGGCCTGGGTGACGGCCAGCTGGCGCTGCTGCCAGGTAGCTTTCACCTGGTCATCGCGCAGCAGCTCCTGGTACAGCCGCAAATCGCCACCGCCCCGGCTGGCCAGCACGCTGTCCGTAGGCTGCATCAGCTGCAGCGGCGAGACGTACCCCCGGGTAATGTCGCGGCCATCCAGCGTGGTGGCCACCTCCTGCAGTTCTGGCTTCTCGGTCGCCATTTAAAAACCCCCTGTGTCCGTGGCGCCACCGACGGCGCCCCAGCCTACGTCCTGCTGGACGCGGCCAGCCTCGTAGCCGCTGCGCTTGATGCCGGTGCTGCGAAATTCGATTTCCACCCCATTCTGACGGGTGGCGTAGTAGGCCAGGGCCAGGGCGATCGCGGCGTCACCGTGGCGATTCTTCTGGCCAGTGCTCTTGGGCAGGCGGGCCACGCCATCCACCAGCTTGATCGCGCGCAGATCGTCCAGCAGGTGTGAGTCCTTCGGGATCTCCAGGGCGCCATCTTCAAATGCCGCCTTCAGCGGCGGCATGTGCTCGCGGTACCAGCCCTCGGTGAACTGCACCTCATGGA